CGAGTCAAGCACAATCGGGTTGGTGTTAGCCGTAGCGCCAGTGCTGTCAGTGTACGAGGCAAGTGGGGTAGTCGTCCCGGCGGCGTAAGTATATAGCAGACCGCCCGTCAACGGATCGCCGTTGTCGTCGAAGAACTGCCAGCCTGCACCGGCTAAAGGGGAAAGAATGACTGCCATAGCCGCACCCTACATTGATTTTCACTATTGCACAAGTTGGTAAGTCGCCGTGAACGCATAGACCGTTGACGTGGTATTCGTAGCGTTAAATCGAAACTCAAACTGGTCATTCATAGTATCAGCCAAGATAGCGCCCTGCGCTGTACCGCCCGCAGTCGTGGTAGCAAACGTGCCCGCCGCTTGACCAGAAGATGTAAAGTTACTGGCAACAGGAAGCGTCATTTTCAAATTACACGCGCCGATAGCTGTCGCTTGTATCGTGACTTGGCCGCTAACCGTAACCGTATTGTAGACCTGAAAATACTGACAAATTGCGGGTGTGCTAGACGTGATGTTGGTCGTGTTAGTCAATGTCGGCGTGTAGACATCACTTACGATTGTGTTCAGGTTTTCAAAAAACCGAAACCAAGCACGGGACACTAACCCTGTAGTCGGGTCTGTTAGCGGGATTTGTGTGGTTGGGACGCGGTTTGCATTAGGCACTTGAACCGCTCAACAATAGATTTGCGCCAACAATCGCTATCTTCACAGGGTCTGTTCCTGACACCTCATACACGCGATCTCGCAGTTTCAGACTCATGCCCAGCCGACGCCAGAACACACGGGTCTGATAGTTGCCGATGCTGCCCATGCGACTGTAATGCTCATTCGACCAAGTGTGACCGCCATCATCCGACCAACGGAGAACGACAATCGGGTTCTGCATCGGAGTAATCTCGTAGGTGATTTCGATACGGTTTCCGTTTTCCGTGATCAGGAAATCACCGCTCTCTATCAGCAGTACGTCACCGGGCATACCGGTTTCACCAAAGGGGTCCAACTGGTTCAGACCGACACCAGACTCACAATCGAGCTGGAGGCTGTGCTGTGCGGTACGGGTCAGGTTGTTCTGACCTGTAGGTAGAGCACGCCACGAACGGAGCCACTTTTGAGGTGCCCCGTTATCATCGTACTTGTTCAGGTCGAAAGCATACACGTTCCCGTTCTCATAGTCCCCGACTACCAACTCGTTGCCGAACGTGGCGAAGCAGTTACTACGATGACGAGTGAATTGACCATTGTAGAACCCCGCCCGCTCGTGCCACGATTGAGTGGCTACGTCATAGACCCATGTCGTATTGGCGCTGGGGAAGATCAGCACATAGAAGGCGTGACCATCCTGCTGATAGGTGTACCCGATTGCATCAGAAAGATCGCCGTACTGCTGAATCTGCCACTCCACGGCATGGGTGGAAACTCTAGTGCCCGTGTATCCATTGGCGCGGTAAACGATCCCCCGACCACGGGCATCCGATCCCAACCAGAAGATACCATTGTCTAGCTTGGCGACTGAGTGGGCAGCAGCGCACCCGATCTCATTGTACGCACCTTGGATGCGTGCAAGGGGGAAATCCGTGCCCCCTGAGTTGTACCAGACCTCTACCGAGTTGGTGCCAAATAACCACACTTCACGGTGATCCACGATCAATGTGACAAGTTTGTCAGGGGATGCCTCGGCACTAGCGAAGTCCAGAGGGTCCACTGAGCTACCATCTAGGAGACTCGTGACCCACACTTTCTGACTATTGGGCTGGTTGAATACGAAATACCCGTCCAGATACCCGACAGCGACAGCACCCTCGAAATCAGGGTCTGTTATGGACGCCAACACGTTGGTGCTGCTGTTGTAGATGAAGCTGGGTCCATTGCAGGCGATGAACAACTGAGTCCCGTTGTCCGACATGATGACGGGGCCGGAACCGGACACGCTCCCCAGATACGATGCGACATAGGGGAAAGGCGTGACCCGGAAAAAGCCATTGCCGGATACCACATACCCGACATTGTTGAATGTGTACATCCCACGAATCGGACCGGTTCCCACCTCACCCAGCAGCCGTAGTCCGGGTGCGCGGTTCAGGAATCCGGGTTCCTTGCCACCCTCGGGGATGGCTTCTGGGAACAAGTTGACCATGCGATTGTCTGCCGCATTGACCGACCTTGCCACATAAGATGAGCCAAGTATAGGTGAACGCATGGCTTAAAAATTGCCCGTGTATACATTGAACCGCTGGCGAGTGACAACCAGTGAGTACGGCATCGCCATGATGTCATCGGGGTTGTTGATCCGCTTGATGTTGCGCTTGCTGGTCATGGCAATCCGCTTGACCTGCGGGGACGGCTCCACCCCAAACTCAGGAGCAAGCTCCATCGCAAGGTTGTACTTGAATGCCCGGAGATACCCCGGAGGGATCAGCAATGATGTGTTCAGCGTGGCAGGCTGGGTCAGTTCCTGAACCGAGATGAAGTGCCACTCCAGAGGACGAGTGGGTTTCGGGTAGATCGTCATGGAGATGTTCGGGTGCTCCATGTTGATCCACATGATCTGCGGGTACGTGCTGGTGACGGTCTTTACCGCGATACCATCGTACTGCTGCTGGTTGATGAATTTGATGCCGAACGACACATTCGTGGACGCATCCCGAAAGTACGTCGCATCGTCCAGCAACACCGGGCGATTGCCGATGAAGTCGCCAGAGGGTCCGAGAGTCTGGGTGATTGTGTCAGCAGGCCATGTGAACACCTGATCCTGCGTGTTGTAGACAGATAGGCGCTCAGTACTCCACGAATCCAGCATTTGGTTGAATGCGGATAGCGCATCCTGAGAGGTGGCAGCGGAAGGAACTTCACCCTCGGCCAGTACACCGATTAACCGCAGTGCGGCATTGATCTGGTCCCCGGCTGTGGTGGTACTCATTCCTAAGCTCCTTCGGATGCCTCACTGATCGGGCGGCGTGTGTATTTACGCTTGACGTCCAGTTGGTTCACTGGAACCTCGATGTTCTCGATGGGTTGCGCACTCGGAGTATACCGCACCCACCCTTTAGATTCATCGTAAACAGCCTCCTGCTCCATCGTAGCGACCTTGGTGCCGTGAAGGAAGTGACTCATGTAAATGATTGGCATATTGGGGACGGGGCCGAAGCCCCTGGTTCATTACGACACGCGGTACACAGACCATGCAGATGTACCGGTCTTACGGAACCGGAACACACCTGCACCACCGACACCGGCTGCACTACCTGTGATTGCAACAACGAGGTTGCCTACAGCAGTGATGCCTGTACCGACTGCCACCGTAATCAGACCTGTGGATGTTCCAAGGTTGATGATCGTCAGGTCGAACGTGCTACCGACCTTAGCGTTGCCAACAGAGGCATCCAGAGCGGCAGCGGTGGGTAATGTGTAGGTTGCGGCAGTCGTGGATGGGTTACCCACCAGAATACCACCAGTTGTCTGAGCGGCGGTCAGAGTAGCAGTCGATGTGGCTGTCTGCACATCTGCCTGCACACTCAAGACCAACTCATTCACGTTTCCATCGCCGAACTGACGACCACCACCAATAGAAGGAATAGCCATGATGTTTTCTCCAAATTTGTTTCAAAACCCCCGGCGAACCGGGAGATTAGGGTTAACCCCAGATACGGGTCGCCATTTGTGGGCGAATCGCACTGTAACCGTACAGAACGTCGATACGGCAAGGCATACGGTCATTGTTGATGTCGTACTGACGCACAACACGCAACGAGATACCGTTGTGGACTTGGCGGGATGCCATGTCAACACCTTGAGGCAACAGCAAGTCGGCAGTAGCGAAGGTGATCGCATCCTTGTGGTACACCAAATTCTGAGCGTACTGGCTGGATGCCGCACCCAAGAACGTCACGGTAGCTGTTGCAACCGGGAAGGCGTCAACAGTCGCCAGAGCGTGAGCCGATGTGTAGATCGCGGGAGTCACAGTAACAGCCCAATCGCCAGAAGATGCGGTCACATCGCTGGTAACGGTGAACTGCTGGAGCGAACCAGTCGATTCACGAGTTTGCGGGTTCACTGCGTACACGTTAGCGATGGTGAACACGTCACCGGCTTTCAGCGTAGTGGTCACAGAACCTTGAGTCAGGGTCATGGTGGTGGCACCTTGACTAGACACAGTGGTCTTGACCGTAGTTGCTGCACCGGCATCGCGAGAACCAGTAGTGTGCTGCTTGATCGACTGCGACATGTTGATCTCATCGAAGCCCAGAACACCAGTACCCATCATGCCATTGCGGAACTGACGGGACACGGTATCGGTTGGGTTGAACAGACCTTTCATGCCTTCCACCAGACCAGCATTGGCAGCGGGGTTCACGGTAGCGTAACGTGGCGACATGGTAGCGGCATTCTCGTTCAGCTTCTGCTGGGCCTGCAACAGCACCAGTGAAGTGGCAGGAGTCGTGCCAGGGGTGCCCACCGAGTTCCAGATGTTCTTGTACGCATTCGCCACATCGGCGTCAATGGATGCCGCCAATTGCGAAATACGAGGTTTCAGAACACGATCTGCGAAGTCGTCCAACTGCATGGTCAGTTCAGCCGATGTGAAATTCACACCGATGTGTTTCTGACTAGACACGGACAAAGTGGTGTACTGTTCGTTGTCGTCCTGTACTTGCAGGGCGGCACCGTCAGTCACCAAAGCACGGTCGGGCAGGCGAATGCGCAGAGTGGAGCCGATTTTGGCACCTTCTACGGCGAACGAGTCGTCGTACTGACGGTTCACGTTGCGGGTGAGCACGAGGTTGTTCTCGAGGATTTCGAGCGCCTTGCGGGTGATCATGTCAATGGTGAGAATGCTATTGGACATAGCGTTATCCTTTCAAGTTTTAGCGTAAGCGTTGCGCCTCGGATTTCTTCAATTGTCGGGCACGTTCAGCAGCAATCCAATCCGATGTACTCATGGTCTTGATAGACCGAGGATCGGTGGTGTCATAGGCTGGGGAGCCTACGCTACGGGCAGTGACCGGCGCAATCGGAGCCGGGGCATTCGATGATTTCTTGACCGGGGGAGTCGCGGATACGACAGCCTCAATCTTCCCAATTTCACGCGCCTGCATGAGTGGTGATAGCCGGGAGATGCGATCTGCTTCCTTGGGGTTTGAACCAAGGTAGTAAGCCACATCGGGTCCAATGTCGGACGACTGGATCGTTTCCGCCATCGTGGTCGTGATTCGGACATTCGGGTTATATGCGACTTGTTCAAAGTCGTCATACTTGCTCCGTGCTTCCTCTTCACGCTCGTGATAGGCTTCTACAACCTGCATCTTTTCCCGCTCAGAATCCCTTGCCGATACCAACTCCTGTGCCTTTTTGAGAGCCAATGCTTCCGCATAAGCCTCTGGAGACTGGAACTGATCCAGTGGGGGAATCTCAACAGGTGCCCTCAAGACCTGCGTTTCCGCTTGTCGTTGGGCTTGTTCCCGTTCCCATTTACGTTGCTCTCGTGCAAGACGTTTACCAATAGCTGCGTCCAATTCCTCCTGAGTGAAAGTCTTGGCTACCTCTGCTGGCTTTTCTTCCGGCGTATTCTCAACCACAGTCTCAGTCGGGGCCGTCCCAACTGGTTCTGTCACGGGCGCTACTTCCGCTAAAGCTTGAACTTCATCTGTCATGGTTTGAATCCTGAGATTCCCTGATGAAACGCACCAGTACGTTATATTCTAGGTCAATTGGCTGCGACTATCAACCAGTTGGTCCCGTTAGATTGCAACAATGCATACTTTCCAGCAGTTGCAGTCAGGATCGCAGTTCCAGCGGCACCCCCTGCAATCGGGACCACATTAGAAGACGCGGATGTCACAGTGCCTGCAAACTGAGTCAGCAGGTGCAATCGGCGTCCGGTGAACGAGGCAGCAGCAGGTAGTGTATACACAGACGCAGCAGTTGTCTGCACAATCATATGGTCAGTGGACAGAACCGTGTATGTTGCCGCTGTGTTGGTTACCAGATTTGTACCGAATGACTGCACCTTGGTAAACCCGCCACTGTCAATCCGCATCCGCTCGGTCGGGGAACTTGCCCCATCAGCCGTGGTACTGAACACCAATCGCCCAGGCATGTCATTGGCACCCGGAGTACCATCCACAGTTGCTGTTATCCTTGCACCGAGAATGACGGTAGTACCATCTGCACCATAGAAGTCCAACACTCCCAAGTTGTCCCCCGACACCACAGGCGTAGTCCACGGTGCGGAGGGCGTGCCTCTCGATTTGAAAAATCGCACAGACTGACCAACCGCATTGACTGAGAATTTGAAGTTATCGGTCAGGCCGTGATTCTCTAGCGATGACCCTGTGATCACTGACGTGTTGCCGATAACCACTCGTCCACTTGCATCGACGAGGAACGGTGTGGTATCGCTTGCGACATCTTCAACCAGTATCGCGTTACCAGCACCAGCCTGTGTAATTTTAAGGGCGGGTGAAGCGCTATTTGTAGAGATAGTCGCAGCACCCTTGAACGAGTGTGTGTCCGTTGCCTCTACCAGACCCTGCACGGTGCTTCCGGCGGTAGTGTTGGTGGTAAGTCCAAGATTATTCGTCATGAACTTAGTGATTGTGGCACCCGAACTATCTAGTATTGGGGCAATGATGTTCCCAGTCAGATAGCAGTCGGAAATATCGAACTGAGTAATGGACGCACCTATACTGACCCCGTACTGCTGTGCAGTACCGCCACCATACGCTCCAGCAAAACAACCCGACATGACAAGACCACCACCACCTGCTGTGATTTTCACTCCGCAAGCGTCGGTTGCTGCTGGGACCGGGGTAGCATCACCATTGTTTGTCATGGTGCAGCCTGTTAGCAGCAACCCTCCTGCAGCAGTCGATGTAATCCCCGAGTACGAGTTGTTGGTAAACCTGCAATTACTCAGCGCAATAGGTCCATTATTCAAGGCGAAGTCAGCACCAACCCCGGTGTTCGTGGCTGCGGTTGCCTGCCCGCGACCAGTACCCGTTGCACCGGATCGCTCTTGGAAAATGTCGTTAATTGTGTGTTGATACCCATGGGTGCTGAAATAGATTCCAGCGATGCCATCGTCACCAATGAATCCACCATTCAGTCGGATGCCGTTGATACTGCTCGTAGCAACTCCCACAAAAGCAATTCCGTACTGGGTGTTGGCATAACCTGTGGTCCCCGTCCAAGTGCCCATCGATACAGAGGGGACCGCGCCAGCACTAGTAGCCTCCACGTAGTACCCAGAACCATCATTGAACTGTGCAAGGTTCTGCTCAAGCACCCACTGGAGCGTTCCCACAGCAGCGGAATGTGTCATGTACAAACCGTGGCTGTAATTGCTCTCAGTACGGACAAATCCAACATGGCCGTAATCAGTCGGACCCAAGGCTAATCCGTACCAGTGGGCGTCAAGAGTAATTTGCTCGATATTGCACCGACTCACCACGTTGCCTAGACTGCTGATACCGTGCCCACCAGCAGTTGCTGCAATGCTACGGGTCACCCGTAGGTCAGAAATGGTCAAACCTACGGCACCATTTGCTATTATTATGGCCGGTAGTGCGGCAGACGCCATCGTGATGACGGACTCAGAGGCACCCATCCCAATCAGACCGCCAGATGTCATCGTGAGACTGGTTGTAATCTTGTAGGTGCCAGACGGAAGGAGCACCGTTCCCCCCAAAGTCAGTGCAGCCTGAATAGCAACCGTATCGTCGGCTACACCGTCCCCAATTGCACCAAGGTCTTTGACATTAATAACACCGGAGTTCTCACTCTTAGCGGTGACTACCCAATTCGTACCATTCGACTGGAGCGTCACGAAGCTGCCATCAGTCGATCCGAGGATGACATTGGTAGCAGAACCCCCTGTGAGGGGGACCACGTTTGAGGATGCCGATGTGACAGCACCTCCGAAATGGGTAGCTATTTGCAACACGCGCCCTGTGAACAAGGCGGCATCAGGCAGCGTGTAAGTGGAGGCCGCTGTCGTCTGAATGATCGTGTGGTCGGAGGACAACACCGTATAAGTCGCGCCAACGTTGGTGACCATATTCGTTCCGAAACTGGTCGTATCGACTGCGGATGTCGGAGTAGTTTTATTGAATCCGAACTTCCCAGCATTGGTCAACCGTGCATGTTCAGTGAGGGTTGTAGACCCATTAGGAGTGGTATAGAGTACGATATTTCCCGGCATGGATGTGCCAGTCCCAGGCGTACCGTCTACAAACGAGGCGATACGGGCTGCGATACGAGGGGTCAGACCATCCGCCCCATAGAAATCATGCACTCCAAGCGCATCCCCATTATTCACAGAGGTTGTCCAAGGTGCGAGGGCGGTCCCACGCGACTTGAAGAACCGCACAGACTGTGACAAGTTGTCAGCCGAAAACTTAAACAAGTCCTGCGTACCCTGCACCTCAAATGATACCCCGGTGATCGGTGTCGTGATGTTGACCTTCAAGGTGCTGAAGTTCGCAGTGTTTGAAGTAGTTGTCCCAATAGGAGGGGGAGCGGCGGTTAACCTAGTCAACAACCCATCCACGGTCATCTTCTCGGTGATCCCGGACTGGGCAACAGGGATCAACTCCGTGCCGTCTGGTGGTAGTGTCGCCGCTGGCAGTTGGGAGATTTTTACATTTGCCACGAACGGACCTCTTATTGAGCGTTGATCGGTTTGACGTACACAGTGCCGCCAGCGGCCACCTGAATCGCACTCACGCGCCACGGGGCACCAGTTCCCTGAGGAACCTTGAAAATGACCCGAGTGTTGGCAGGGATCGGTGTGCCGTTGGTGGCGGTAGCTGTCACACCCTCACCAACCAGCACGTATGACGCGGAATCAGACCAGACTGCGACAGCCTGAGGGCCTGCTGGGTACGTACCCGTGGAACCAGCAGTGCCAGTGTAGGCCACGTTCTTTGCGGCGAATTGGGTGTCAGCGAGTGGGTTCAGAATGTCAATCATGATTTATCCTTGGGTCATGGGTTGTTGAGGTGGTCGGGCGACTTCCATTTCACCCTCTTCAATAGATACAGGCTCGTCACTCTCGGGCAGACCTTCTGCAAGAATGTCCCGGATGTATTGCTTGACTACGAGTTGAATGTCGGCTGACACGGGAGCCGCAGCAGCAGCACCTGAGAGTGCAGTGAGCCGCTTTGTCTCGGAGTCGTAGGCTTGCAGATCGGCCTTGAACTTGTCGTTCTCCAGGGTCTGCATCTCCATTGACTTGGACACGTTCTGGAGCATGGTGTGCATCTGCTCCATCTCCTGACCCATTGCTTCGATCTGCTGCTTCGCGGCCTGCATCTCGGGTGTCTCGTCGGTGTCCTGCATCAGCTTCGGGTCAATGGTCTTGGCAAAGCGTTTCGCCATCTCCTGAGCACCCGGCCAATCCATGTTCTTGACGAATAGATCACCCGCAACCTTCCACAACTCAGGGTTGCCCTGCAACAACTGCGCCATAGCTTCGAGCGCTTCTTGGCGCTTGGTCGCGTATCCGGGGCCAGTAGTAACCACAACATCGTACTTACCCACGCCGAGATTGTAGATTTTCTCAATGATGATCTCCGGGTTCTGCGGGTCGATGATCTTCTTGACCGGCTCCTGCTGGTCCGGGTTGATCTTCACGGTTCCAGGTTCATCGTCAATCCCTAGAATCCGGGCAACTCGGGCAGTGTCGTAGATTTTAGGGATAAGTTCCACCAGTTGACGAGTAGCATAGCGCACAGATCGGGCAAGATTATCCACATAATGGTATGTCCCTGTATCGCCCTCTTTCTGACGGGCCAGAATGGCTTTACCGGAGCGCTCGTTACCTTGGGCACCGAGACTCGCGTCATATTGACCCGTGGCGCTCTTGATGTCCTCAGATGCACCCATCTTGGCCTGCAACAGCCCACTCGACGCCATTGGAGGCTGTGCCCGTTGCGGTAGTGGCAATGTGGCACCTTGCCCATCGGTAACGTCAGGATTGACCTCCAGATAGGGCCAGTTCTGAGTATTGGCGGTTTTCCACTGAGTCTCATAGCCCTCAAACTGACCACCGTAGCCGATGAACGGAGCCTTGGGTGCCAGCGCCAGCATCTCGGCCTCTTGGGACACCCAATAGTTATACATGCGCTGGGCATCCTTGGCGTTGCGCACCAAGCCCGACACGTACAACCGGCCTTCAATCTCGAATTCATTGCCCACAACCCGGATCACGGGGATGTAAGTACCAGCCCAATCGCTTTCTTCCAGAATCTCAAAACCGTTGGTTTTACACCACTTTACCTGCTTTTGATCGACTTTTCGTGACTTTTTCGGCTTCCCGTATACCAGTTTGTACTGCTTATCCTCGGGTGTACCCTCGATGAAAGCCATGTTGCCAGGGTACAGGTTCAATGTGGCGGCAGTGTGCTCGATGTAGAAATACTCGGCAACCCGCACTGTGCCCTCGGACATCCACTGTGACAGGGATTGATCCCCGACACCCAGAGACTGGAGCCCGGATACCCCGTTCGCATTGGGGAACTGGCGCTCGTACTCCGCTTTGGTTAAATCCTCAGTGATGAAGCACCATTGCGCGTCCGCACCACAAGGGTCTTGAATCATCGGGTCCATGTAGACCGAGAAACTGTTGCGAATGCGCCCAATCTTGATCTCTTGGTCAAACGAGTTGGCATCGCAATACTCAGTCAGGATACGGAAGTACCCCTCACCGAACGCCACCTGATTCTCGCAAGCCGTATCGTAGGCAACGTCAGCATCCGAGACATACTCGATGTGTCGCACCATGCCTTGGAAAATCTCCGCCACCTCGGGGTCAGCCACATCGTCAGCAGGGATCACCTTGCCCGATGGTCGATTCTGGCGCTGATCGTTGGTGACTTGGCGAACGTGCTGGGGGAGCTTGTTGATCGTCAGGCAGGGGCGAGCGTTGATCGTCTGCCCTTGGATCGAGCCACGGGTGGACAGCACATCGGCAGGCCACTGGAACTGGTTGTCGGGGCTACCCGCGTAGAACCGCAGGTCGTCCAACTCGTCCTCTCGGGAGTCCGAAAGAGCCGAAATCGCCATAGTCATGCGACTACGGGCGGTGGCGAGGATGTCTTTGTCTTTATCGCTCATCTTGTACGCATTCTATTGTAATTAGGTGCTTGTACGCGTGTTGCCAACTCATTCAATATCATCGCCTCTGTGGCTGCGGTAGCGTCAACATGGGGAGGGGCTGACCGGGTAGGTGTGTTTTGCTGCTGCATGTTACCCACACCAAATGGTCTGATCTCATCATTCGACGCTCTGTAAGCATCCTCCTCTTTCCCCCAAGCAGGGGCGAGGGCTTTCAGCGCATCAACACCATAAGCACCATCGCCATAAAACTTGGAGTACGCGTCATATAGTCTACGCTCATCCGGCGTAACCGTATCTGGCGCGTTCCGAATCTTGCGTGAGATTTCTAGATACTGCTCACCCCATTGTCGATGAGCGGCATGCGTCATTTCATGAGTAAGTGTTCGAGTTGCGCCATCCTCAGGTATACGCCAATTGATTGACAGTTTCCCACGATCCGGCACATCTTTGACGAATAGGCCAGGGTATGCAAACTCACCATTGGTGCCCTCACCAAGCGCTGCACTCATGTTCATCTCAGGCATCGCACGCCGAGAAATCAGATAATTGGATAGTTGCTGATACTCCGGGGACTCGGATGCCGCTTTGAGGATACGCTGTTTGCGTACATCAGGAGTCCACGAATACTGCTTATCAGCCATTAAGCCCCCATCCATGAGGTTGTCACCATGCCCGGAGTATAACTCTTACGAGTCTCCTTGCGCAATACGTTCTCCCGGTGGGCCATTGGGAACGCAAACGTCACGGCCAGCGCATCAGCCGCGTCCGGGGAGGCCAGCCCCCGTGCCTTCATGTCCTTTTTACTCTCCAGGAAGATGGTTCCCGACGAATCCGGCTTCTTACGGACCCCTGTCAGGTCCGACTTAAGCCCCCGATCAGTCGGGATGCTGGCTGTCTTGAGCCAGTCCTTCACCGCACCCCACATCTCAGCACGTTTGTTGCCGTACATCTTGGGGTTCTTGGCCTTCCAGCCGAAGTTAACCCCCCGGACCTTGTACTTCTGCTCTGTCAGCCGGTCTAGGATGCCGTACCCGAGTCCACCCTCGTCGATTGTGGTCAGATCGGGCCGGAACTCCTCAATGGCGTCGATTACCCGACCCACCACCTCCATAGTGTCCTCACCCTTGTACCGCTTGATCGCCACGATGTCCCGCCCCTTGCGCACCACGATCACGGTATAGTCAGCCCCACCACGCGCCGGGTCCACCCCCATGACCGTGGGCGCTCCGGGGTCTTTGTACGCTGGCCTACGGAACGCATCCTCCACGGTCATGGGCGAGATGAACTGATCCTCCCCGGTGCTCGGGAACTCCCCGTACACCTCAACCATGGCCTCGGACGAGTCTTCACCGTGCTCCGCGATGATCTGCTCGTAAATCGCCTTGTCAGTACCCTCCACCGTCCGGGCGTCGATACGATCACCGTCCCAAAAGTCCCGTTTGGCGTGGAAACACTCGAAAAAATACCCCGTGTTGCGCCGTGGGTTCGAGAATGCGAACCAGTACCGATCCAGCACGTTCTCAGTGAAGAAACCCGCCGCCACGCTCCAGATCGCATCCGGGATACCGCTGGCCTCGTCAAAGATCACCATCATCCCGTCCATGTTGTGGGCACCGGCATAGCTGTCCGGGTTCTCCTCGCTCCACAGCTTACCCTCAGCAGCCCAATACCGGGTACCCTTCTTGAGATCGCGCTCCACCAACTCCGTGATCCACTGCGCCGGTACCAGTTTGGTCGCGCTGATCTCCCACCAGTGGGCGTTGATCGCCATCGTCGTCCACTTGGTCAACTCACCCCATGTGACCGTGCGCAGCTGGTTCTCGCTGTTGGCCGATACGATCACCGTGGACCCGATCCGAGTACTCAGCATCCACAGGATCAGCCACGACACGAGGGCACTCTTGCCGATCCCCCGACCAGACTGCTACCCGCTCATCCCTCTCGGACTTCCTACAGGACGGCCCTGCTCGGGAGCAACGGATGGAACTCGTGCGTCAGATGCGCCACGCTGAGTTTGAAGCCGCATTTGAAACCACACTCGATAAGCTGACACAGGGCATGTCCCTGAACCGGATCATCAAATCGGACTTCCGGGAACTCGATGGTGGCAAGTTCATGTCGTGGATCAAGAAGGACCAGAAGCGCCTGGCCCGGTACTACGAGGCACTGGAGATTGGGGCTGAGATTCTGGCAAGTCAGGTTCCCGAGATTGCAGAAGGGATTGGGGACGACGGGAACCCGGTCATGGAGGACTTCAATCGAAGCAAGCTCAGGATCGACTCGATCAAGTGGCAGGTGGGCTACATGAACCGCAAGCGCTTCGGGGAAACCAAGACCCTTGAGGTGGTGGGCAATATCACCCTACTCCTGACGGCCATGCTTGCCAATATGCCCCGCGTGACTACGGCAAAGCGTGTGGTTATCGGGAACGAAGCGACTCAAGCTGTGAGCGTCTCGAGCGGGACCGTCACGACGACTGCGGACGTGACTCGGGTCAACGCTTTTGGCGCATCTGCTACGTCAAAGCCTGCTGACGCAATCCCCATGCACATGGCT